CCAGGACGGCGCGGCGACCGCCTACTGGGTCGGCCAGTCCAAGTCGATCCCGGTCACCAAAGCCGACTTCAGCGACGTCACGCTGTCGCGCCTGAAGGTCGCCGCTCTTGCGGTGATCTCGAAGGAGCTGCTGCGCGATTCCTCGCCCTCGGCTGAACTGCTGGTCCGCGACGCCTTGGTGAACGCCTCGGCGCAGCGGGTCGACCAGACCTTCCTCAGCGCCAACGCGGCGGTGGCCAACGTGTCGCCCGCTGGCATCCTCAACGGCCTCACGGCCGGCACCAGCGCCGGCAATGACACCGCTGACCTGATCACCGACGTGAAGGCGCTCTATGCCGGCTTCATCGCGGCGAACAACGCCAGCGGCCTGCAGTTCGTCACGACCGAGTCCCTGGCCAAGTCCATGAGTCTGATGACCAACGCGCTGGGGGCCTTCGCCTTCCCGGGCGTCACGGCGTCGGGCGGGACTTTCCTGGGCGATCCGATGGTGGCGGGCGGCAATGTCGGCGCCGGCGACCTGATCCTGCTGAAGCCGTCGGACATCTACAAGATCGGCGACCGCGGCGTGGAGGTTTCCCTCTCCACCGAGGCGGCGATCGAGATGGACAGCGCCCCGGCAGGCGCCAGCGACACTCCGGTTGCCAATGGCTCGGTCGTGTCGATGTTCCAGACGGACTCGGTGGCCATCAAGGTCGTCCGCCCGCTGAACTACGCCAAGCGCCGCGCCTCGGCCGTCGCCTACATCGGTGATGCCGACTACGGCACCCCCGAAGTCTGATGAAAACGGAACGGGCGGCCCTCCGGGGTCGCCTGTTCTTTTTGTCGTTTCAGCGAGGAAAACCATGCCCGAGATGATCGCCACGAAGCGCCTGACCTACGGGACGCGCCGCCTGATGGCCGACGAGCCGTTCACGGCCCGTACGACCGGAGACGCTCGCCTGTTGGTCGCCCTGGGCAACGCCCGATACGTCACGGCGGACGCCAAGGCAGGAGGCGCGCAGCCCGTCGCCCCGAAGACCCGGGCTGCCCCCGAAAACGCCCCGAAACCGGCGAAGCCGAAGGCCGCGCGCGTGTCGCGCAAGCCGAAGCAGGCCTGATATGATGAAGCCCGCTCCGGAGAAGACTGCCAAGCCGGTCAATCCGGTCGCGGCGTTCCTGATCCTCGCCGCACTGTCCGTCGCCGTCGGCGTCACGGGAGTCGCGGTTCTGTTCGGTCTGGGCTGGGCCCTTATCGCGGCCTCGGCCGGTCTGGCGCTGGGCGCGGGCCTGATCTGGAAAGGCCTGAAGCACAGTGGCTAACAGCACCTTCGCGACGATCACCGCCGGCCTCACTCAGAAGCGCATCGGCCCCATAGGGCTCGGTTCTCGCTCGGGCGGCTGGGTCAACATCGTCCGCGAGTCGTTCCCCGGTGCATTCCAGCGGGACATCGTGGTGACGACGGCCGACGTGCTGGCGTTCCCGACCGTATACCGCTGCATCAACCTGATCTCGTCGGACGTCGCCAAGCTGCGCGTGCGCCTCGTCCAGCAGGACAGCGACGGCATCTGGTCCGAGGTCAAGAACCCCGCCTATTCGCCGGTGCTGCGCAAGCCCAACCGCCACCAGACGCGGATCCAGTTCTTCGAGAGCTGGATGATCTCGAAACTGACGAACGGCAACACCTACGTCCTGAAGCAGCGCGACGGCCGGAACGTCGTCACCGGCCTGTTCGTGCTCGACCCGACCCGCGTTGAGCCTCTCCTCGCGCCCGACGGCTCGCTGTTCTACCGGCTCGAAGTCGACGAGATGTCGGACGTCACCGACCGCGTGATCGTCCCCGCCCGGGAGATGATCCACGACCGGATGAACCCGCTGCATCACCCGCTCATCGGAGTTTCGCCGATCTACGCCGCTGGCCTTGCCGCAAGCCAGGGCCGCCGCATTCAGGAGGAAAGCTGGAGCTTCTTCGCCAACGGCGCCAAGCCCGGCGGCTTCCTCCATTCCGACGAAGAGATCAGTCAGGACGACGCGAACGCAATCTCATCGACTTGGGCCTCTGCCTATTCCGGAGCCAACGCCGGCAAGGTCGCTGTTCTGGCTGATGGCCTGAAGTATCAGGCGATGAGCATCAGCGCTCACGACTCGCAGCTGATCGAGCAGCTCAAGTGGTCGTCCGAGGTGGTCTGTCAGGTGTTCGGGGTCCCGGCCTACAAGGCAGGCGTCGGCACGGCCCCGGCGAACAACACGGTAGAGGCCAGCAATCAGCAGTACTATTCCGACTGCCTCCAGACCCACTTCGAGCACATCGAGCTCCTGCTGGACGAGGGCCTCGGCTGCCCCGAAGGCCTCGGCACCGAGTTCGATCTGGACGACCTCCTGCGCCTCGACAGCAAGTCGCTGATGGAAGTGCTGGACAAGTCGAAGGGCAAGCTCACCGTCAACGAACAGCGCCGCAAGCTGGGCCAGAAGCCGGTCAAGGGCGGCGACACGGTCTATCTGCAGGAGCAGGACCACAGTCTCGAAGCGCTGGCCAAGCGAGACGCCCGGGACGACCCCTTCGCCAAAGGCGCGACGGCCCCGCCCGCAACGCCGCCAGCCAATGACAACGCCGACGATGACGAGGAAGCTCAGGCTCAAGCCCGGGCCGCCCTCGACGCCATCACCAAGGGGCTCTCATGAAGTTCGACGGCAAGGCATTCGGCGAGGCAATCGCCAAACAGGTGCGCGGCTACGTCGACACCGCCATGGAGTCCGTTCTGGGGCGGCTGAAGGCGGTCGAGGAGCGTCCGGCTCCGCTCGACGGCCGAGACGGTCGTGACGGCCAGCCGGGCCGGGATGGGGCCAACGGAGCCGACGGCAAGGACGGCAATGACGGGGAGCGTGGTTTCGGCCTCGACGACTTCGGGATCGAGTTGACCGGCGACCGCACCTTCGTCCTGAGCTTCAAGCGCGGCGACATCGTCGAGACCCACGAACTGACGCTGCCGGTGATGATCTACCGCGGCGTCTATTCCGAAGAGACCACCTACGAGCGCGGCGACACCGTGACGTGGGGCGGCGCCATGTTCCATTGCAACGGCCCCGAGGCCGAGGGCGAGGCGTTGGGCAAGCCGGTCGAGGGATCGAAAGCCTGGACGCTGGCGGTCAAGCGCGGCCGCGATGGCAAGGCCGGGGAGAAAGGCGCGGACGGCAAGGACGGTCGCGACGGCAAGCCGGGCATCGACGCCCCGGGGACGCGCTCATGGTAGATCTGGTCACGCTCGAGGAGGTGAAAGACCGGCTGTCGATCACCTTCGACTCACAGGACGAACGCATCGACGGCCTGATCGCCGAGGCGACCGGCATCATCCTCGACTACATCGGCAACCCCGAGCAGGACTGGACCGCCGAGACGGTTCCGCAGCCTGTTCGCACGTCCATCATGCTCGCGATCTCGCGGCTGTACGCCAACGACGCCGAGCAGGTCATCACTGACGCCATCAGGCGCATCCTGCGGCGCACTCGCCGGCCGGTGGTCGCATGACCGGGCGCGGTGATCGGCATCAGCGTCCCGCGGCGCGGCGGCACCTCCCCAGACAGCGAAAATCCAAGGAGACGACTATGCGCATCCTCATGAAACGCACCCGCAACTTCGTTACCCCAGAGGATCGCCGCGTCACGATCAAATACCGTGCGGATGGCGAATACACCGTCCGGCGCGAGCACGGCGAGGAGATGGTTGAGGCCGGTGAGGCCGTCGAGATCGAGGCGCCCGCTCGGGTAGACGATGCCGTCGCCGGGTGAGTTCAACGCCCTGGTCCGTTTCGATCAGCGCGGCCCGGACGCCAACGGCGACCCGCTAGGCGACTGGCTTCCCGGGTTCGAAGTCTGGGCCAAGGTCGAGTATCTGCGCGGCTCCGAGAGCGCGATCGCCAACCGCATCGAAGGGCGACAGCCTGTCACGATGGTCATTCACGACCAACCGGACGCGCAGGACGTCAGGACCGGATGGCGGGCCGTCATCATTGAGGGTCGAGGCGTGCGCGCAGGGGACGCCGTCAACATCAACTCCGTCGCCCCTGCCCAGGAGATCGGCTTCCTGAACCTGATCGGCATCGTCGGCGGAGCGACGGGCTGATGAAGTTCACCAACCGCGACCGTCTGCGCCGGCGGCTGAAGGCAATACCGATCGAAGTCCGAAAGGCAGCGAAGGGTCAGCTGGCCGCCAACGCGGCCGAACTGGTGGCGACCCAGAAACGGTTTGCTCCGGTGGACGACGGCGCCCTGCAGGCGTCCATCCGTCATCGGGATGTTTCCGACTCGACGAGAATCACGCAGCGGGTGAGCGCCGGCAACTCGGCAGTGCCTTATGCCGCGTGGGTCGAGTTCGGAACGAAGGGAGTGGCGGGCGAGGCACCCCGTCAGAACCG